CTGGCGGTCACCAGCCTGCTAGCCGCCCCGGTCACGGTGCGCCCGTCCGGGCTGCTGGCCGCCCAGTTCACCCTGGCCGGGACACCCGCGCTGCGAGCCCAGGGCGCGGCGGCCCTGCCCGCCGTGTTCACCCTGGCCGGCACGCCGCTGCTGATCTTCCCGCACCCGTTCTACGGGCCGTGGGCGGCGCTGCCCCCGCACGGGCTGTGGGCCGCGTCCGAACCGCACGCCGGGCTGTGGGGAGCCGGCGAGCCGCACGGCGCCTGGTCGGCAGGCGAGCCCCACGACGGTTACGCTGCCGGTGAGGCCCACGGCGCGTACGCCACCGCGGGCGAACCTCACCACTAAGGGAGGGCCGGGGTGCTGCAGCTAGCGTCCAGCAGGGCCTACGTGTTCATCCCGGTGACCGGGCCGTCCGACCCGACCGGGTTCGCGGTGCAGGTCGCGCTGGTCCCCGACAACGGGATGGAACCCGGCGCCGGGGACTGGTATCCCGCGCAGTGGCTCGCGCCGCGCCCCGGCGCCGCGCTGGAGGCGGCGCTGCTGGTCGGGCCGGGCAGCGGCGCTGTCCCCTACCCGCCCGGCGAGTACATGGCCTACGTCACCCTGGCCGCCGGCGCCGAGGCCCCGGTCATCCCCTCGGGGCGGGTGCGGATCGGGGATGCCCGGGACTAGGCTCATGCCGTGAGCGGCGAGGGCGAGCTACGGCAGGTGATCGACATCCCGCTGCTGGGCACTGTCCTCGCGGCACTGGCTGAGATCAAGGAGCTGATCGTGACTACTGGCGACGACCTGGCCGGGCGCATCGACTCGGCCGTGACCACCTTGTCCAACGTGATGTCCGAGGAGGCGCAGACGATCTCCGAGGCCATCCGCGACCTCCAGGCCGCGAACGCGCCGTCCCCGATAGTCGCGCAGATCCAGGCATCGGTGACCCGGCTGGAGAACGCGGCAGCAGCAGCGAAGTCGGCTGCCGACCAGTCGGCTGCGGACCTGGCCGCCGAGGAGGCCGCCGAGCAGCCCCCGCCGCCGCCGCCGGCGGGCACGTAGCACGCCTGCCCGTGTATCTGGCGGCGCGAGCCCGGCCGGCAGCACTAGGGCCTGTTCCTGATCTACCCGGCCTGCCCGCAGCATGCGCGCGGGTCCACCTTCTGGGCACTGCATGACCGAGACGCTCGACCCGCTGGAGTACGCAGCCCGCGCGTTCGCGCCGAAGCCGCGCCGTTACCCGCTGCCCGGCGCGCTGGCCAGGGCACTCGACCCGATGACCAGGACAAGTCCCGCGCTCGACCTGATCGACGCTGAGCTGTCCGGCCTGGCCGAGGGCCGCACCGACCATGAGGCCCTGGCCATCCTCATGCCGCCGCAGGAGGGCAAGAGCGAGCGCGTGTCACGGCGGTTCCCGACCTGGCTCCTCGACCATGACCCGTCGCTGCGGATCGCCATCGTGTCCTACCAGCAGGACATGGCCGTCCGGTGGGGGCGGGTGATCCTGCGCGATATCCGCATGGCCGGGGACCGGCTCTCGATCAGCCTCCAGCGTGACTCCGCGGCAGCAGCCCGGTGGGACACCTACGACGGCGGCGGCGTGTACTGCGTCGGGATCGGCGGCCCGCTGACCGGCAAGCCGGTAGACATCCTGATCATCGATGACCCGGTGAAAGACCGCGCCGCCGCCGAGTCGCAGACGATCCGTGACTCCACCTGGGACTGGTGGGAGTCCGTCGCCCTGACCCGGCTCGCCCCGGGCAGCCGGGTCGTGCTCGTCCAGACCCGGTGGCATGAGGACGACCTGGCCGGCCGGATCGCCGCCCGGCCGTCGCCGCTGCGCTGGCACACCCTCTCGATCCCGGCTATCGCCCGCGACCATGACCCGCTCGGCCGCCAGCCCGGGGAGGAGCTAGCCTCCGTCCGCGGCCGGGCCGAAGGCCACTTCGCCCGGCTCCGCGCCGGCATGTCCGCCTACGTATTCTCCGGGGTCTACCAGCAGGACCCGGTAGCACCGGAGGGCAACTTTTTCAGGCGCCAGACGTTCCGTTACTGGCGGCCGGGCCTGGCATGGGCGGACGGGCGGGAACGCATCGACCTGGAGGGCGAGCTGGTCACCCTGGAGGACTCGTGGCGGTTCATCACCGTGGACGTGGCCGCCTCGGTCAAGACCGCCGCCGACTGGACGGTAGCCGCGTGCTGGGCAATGTCGATGTCCGGGGACCTTATCCTGCTCGACCGTGCCCGGGACCGCATCGCGCAGCATGACCACTTCGGGCTGGTCGCCCCGCTGCGGGACCGCTGGGGCGCTGATGTCGTCTACGTCGAGCGGTCGTTTTATGCCTCGACGCTGGTCGATGATGCCCGCGCGGCAGGGGTGCCGGTCGCGGAGGTCCGCGCGGATACGGACAAGGTGACCCGGGCCATCCCCGCAGCGGGCAGGGTGCACGCCGGGCGGGTGTGGTTCCCTGCTGAGGCGGCCTGGCTGGATGAGTGGACTGATGAGCTGGCCGCGTTCCCGTCCGGGGCGCATGACGACCAGGTGGACACCCTGTCCTATGCGGCGAGGATCGCCACGGCGCAGTGGGCCGCGCCGAGGACGTCTCCGCGGCCGGGGCTGTCGCCTGCGGACAGGGCTGTAGCAGCCGCTCACCAGGCTGCGACCGGGGACGGGACGCGGGACCTGGACATCATGCACGCCCAGTGGTAGCCGCCGTCTGCTGTTGCCGCCACGGCAACGACCAACCGCGTATGGCAGACGATTTGCCAGCCCCGGCATAGGGGTATATAGTGGGGTTGCCGGTCAGGGAGGCCGGCAGGGGAGAAGGACAGGACACCATGACCATCTTGAAGCCCGCGCCCCATGTGAGCGCCGAGAGCCTGATGTGGCACCGCGAGACTGCCGAGTTCGTCGGGGAGATCTCCGACATCGGCGGCCGGTTCGGCCGCGTCTATGACGACGCCTGCGACGACGGCCTGACGCTGGTCAGCCGGTATGACGGCCGGGAGATCACTTTCGTGGTCGAGCATGAGGAGAGGGACCGCGACGGCGAGGTGCAGTGGTGGGTGCTCAAGCCTGCTGACCTTGCGCTGCGGCTGCGGACCCCGTTTACCGTCAAGATCTTCAATGACTAGGGAGAAGGATACGAAAATGGAACTGGGCATCCCCTACGGGCGGCAGGAAGTTGTCGATGGCGGTCTGGTGACCGTCTGCCCCCAGTGTGGCGAGCGGATCTCCGAGCTGACGATCACCGAGGACAGGTACGGCGCGCACTACGTGAAGCAGCACGCGACCAGCCACGGCCCGGCTGCCAACAACTACCAGGGCGAGGAGTTCTGCTGCCCGCAGTCCAACCCGTGCTCGGTGCACCAGGACCCGCCCCCCAACCCGGCGTGGTGGGAGGCAGCTATCGCCGGCCGGTGCTCGCACGGCGGGCACGGCCCGGACGAGACCTGCTCGGATGGGCCTGACGAGGGCGAGGAGCCCGCGACCGGGGCCGCGTCAGTGCCGGTCCCGCCCAAGCCTGACTGGGCTGCCCGCGCTGACGCGCAGTGGCGGGCCGCGATGGGCAAGACGTACCGGGGCAGCAGCAGGAGGTGACTGGACGCCCGAGGAGGGCGCACGACCGTTCGCGCGTGCGCCCGATCGGGTAGCCAGCCAACCCCGGCTGGACCCGGCTGATCACAGGGAGATGTGACAGACATGCAAGGCAAGACATTCGCAGGGCTCGCCGTAGCCGCTGCCCTCATCGTGGTTTCCGCCGTGGGCGGGGCGGTGCTGGAAAGCGAGCACAGCCACCCCGCAGCCAGGCCGGCTGCGGTCACTGCCCCGGCGCATCACGCGGCGCAGCACCACCCCGTCCGCCACCCGGCTGCCAGGCCAGCGCAGGCTGCAGCCCCGGCTCCATCCCAGGCCCCGGCGCAGGCTCCTGCCCCGGCCGTGCAGGCACCGGCTCAGCCGGTCCAGCCGGCCCCGGTGACCTGGCGGAACGTCAACCCCGGCACGGCGTATTTCATCATGGCCAACTCGGCCACCTCGGACGCATTCGCATGGAACGTGGCCAACTCAGTCCAGTCCAACGGCTACGGGGTGCAGGAGGTCTACAGCCCGGTCACGGGGCAGACCTACACCATGAACGCCTACCCGGTGACCGGGCCCGATGGCGGCACCGCCGTGATGGTCACGGGCGGCAACGGGGCAGCGGTCGAGCTGTACGTGACCACGCTTAGCGGTGACCAGCCGCCGGCGATGCCCTAGGCACACACAAGGGCGGGCCGGTCCCCTTTGCCGGGGACTGGCCCGCCCCGCCGTTTGCCATCCACCGAGGGTTGGGGTATATTGTAGGTGGGCGCCAGGGAGGCGCCCAGGGAGAGAAGGACAGGACATGACCGAGAAGATCACCGCCCCGCACAGCGTATACCGCACCTGGACTGCCATTGCGATCATCCCCGACCAGATTGGGTTCCGCAGTGCCGATGATGTCCGGTTTGAGGTGCCGTGGTCGGAGTACGACCTCCAGGCCGACCAGCTTAAGGCCGCCGCCCGGTTCATCGCTCCACTGCTGGGGGCTGATGACATCGCGATCATCGAGCTATTCAAGAACACGAAGGCCCACGGCAACGTGCGTGACACCTGGAGGACCGTCGAGCGGTCCCGCCGTGACGGCAAGATCCGCATTCGCTAACCCGCAAGATCAGCAACTAGCTAGGGAGAAGGACAGACAGATGAAGCTCACCGAACTTGCCAAGGCCAAGGCCGAGGGCACGATCCTCGCATTCGCCCCGTACTACGGCGCGGACACCGACCACGCCTACCCGGTTAAGGTCATCAACGAGCGCGCCGAGCGGCAGGTCTACGGCCGCGCCCGGTACGACTCCTTTAAGGGCCACCGCGCAGCCGGCGTCACTATCGAGCACGTCGCAGCAGACGGGGCTCCGGTGGCCCGCACGCAGGAGGACGGGAGCCCGCGCCGGGAGACCGTCGCCCAGCAGAAGATCATCGGCACCTGGGCCGAGTACACCGAGCGGAAGGCCACCCGGCATGCCGCGCAGGCCCGGCGCCAGCAGCGGCAGACCATGAGCAAGGAGGCTGCCGGGGAGGCTGCCGCCAAGCTCAGGGCGCGGCTAGAGGCCGAGGGCCGGGAGATCGCTTACAACGCGGTGGAGGTCGTCGGCATCGGCGGGTACAGCAACGGGCGGCACTACCAGCCGCACTATGCGTACGGGGTGCGGGTGGCGCCGGAGATCCTGGGCTGGCTGATGGAGGGCTAGGCTGCACGCGGGAAGTCCCCGACATGCAGCGGGCCGGGTGGCAGGAGCTACCCGGCCCGTTTGCATGCCCTAGGCAAGTTGCTTCGCCTTGCTTAATCGTTACCGGTTCGTGACCGTGGCGCTGTGCTCTGTCTAGCTGGCCGGGGCGTCATGGTCGTAGCGCTGATCCCGTAGAGTCCCGCGCTGGCCTTCGGGGAGGCTGGCCGGGAGCGAGGGCCGCGCAGACCGCCGGGCCTGCGCGGCCCTCGTCCATGTCCGGGCCAGGGTCTAGGTTCTAGGCATGAGCGGGCCTGTGATGATCGGCTACATCCACCCCGGCGCGTCAGCGAGCTTCGGCATACGGCCCGAGTTCATGGCCTCGGTCCTGTCGGTGCTCCACGACGAAGGGACGTTCTCGCTGATCGGCGGCATCTCGGAGGTCAGCGCGGGGGCGGTCGTGCCGCTGGCGCGGGACGTGCTGACGCTGCGGTTCCTGGCCTCGGGGTGTGACTGGCTGTGGTGCGTGGACACGGACATGGTGTTCACCCCCGGCGTGCTGGCCGGGCTGTGGGTGTCCGCGGATGAGGAGAAGGCCCCGGTCGTGTCGGCGGTGTGCCCGGTGCTGGACGCGGGCCGGGTGTGGCCGTCCGCGTACCGGCTGGGCGATGAGATGAACGGGGCGGGGGAGCTGGTCATCGAGCGGCTGGACACGCTGCCCGAGATGGAGGGCCTGGTGCAGGTCGCGGCCTGCGGCGCCGCGTGCGTGCTCATCCACCGGGGCGTGTTCGACGCGATCTCCCGCGCCGAGGAGTGGGGCACGCTCGGCCGCTGGTGGCAGCCCATCGAGACGGCCCAGGCGGTGCTAGGCGAGGACGTGTCGTTCTGCCTGCGCGCCGCCGCGTCGGGGGTCCCGGTCCACGTCAACACCAACGTCACTACCGGCCACGTCAAGGCCGTGATGATCGGGGAGCCATCCCCTAAGTAGGGCCGGCGTTCCCGGCTGTCCCCCGGCTGCCTGCCGTTGCCATGGCGGAAACGGCGGATCGGGCTGGGCCAGCCACCCGGGGCGGGGGATAGCGGCAGGCCCAGACGGCAGGTAACGTACGGGTCACGTCCGTTTGAAGCGCGGGCACGATTGACAGCGGGGGATCACCGGCCGCCGCAGGGCCGAGAGGCGGCGCGGTGCCAGCACAGCCCTACCCGGTGAACCCGGTCCCGGCTGTGCCTGTGAGTCCCGTCAGGATCGGTCCTCGGAAGCCACGCCACGGCCAGGTAGAGGCCGCGGATACCACCGGCCTGGGTGACCCTGACGTGACGAGCGGACCCGTGCACGCCGGGGCACCCTCGGGCGTCATGGGGACCGTGGGGTGGGGCCTTCATACGCCGCGGTTCACCGTCCCTGCGGCGCCGAACGTCCTCCACGGCCGGCGACCCCTGTCTGACCTGCGCCAGTACCACTACAACCCGCCCGGCACGATCCCCGGCCCCGGCGGCACCTGGGACCTGGGCGCCCCGCTCGGGTCGTTCCTCCCCGGCCTTGACGACGAGGTCGAGCCGAAGGGCCTCGCAGCCGGCCCGCCGCCGCTCCAGCCGTACGCGTCGAGGATGCCGCTGCCGACAGGACCGGGCTAATGGGCCGGGAAATTCAGGCGCGCAAACTCGCCGTATGCCTCGACAGCAGCGGCATCATAGGCTCGTCCGGCATCATCCTCCGAATCGAACCGCCCGAGCCAGCGCCGGTTGCGCCCGGTGCCGATGTAGGCAAACCAGCGCCCGTTGCGCCGATCCAGGCCCACGCCCTTATAGCGGCTACTTGCGCCGCGTCGTGGCCGTCGCGCCTGGAGGTTCTGGGCTTGGGTCGCATCGCGGAGGTTAGCGCGGGTGTTATTGAGCCCGTTGCCGTCCCGGTGGTCAACTCCGCGCTTGCCCATGATCAGGACGTGGGCATAAGTAGATCGCTGGTTCGGCCGGGGAGTCGTCCAGGCGCGGGCATAGTTGATCAGCCGGGAGCGGTGCAGCCGCCAGCGGTAGCGGCTGACCAATGGCACGTCCTCATCATCGACCAGGAAGTACCCCTGGCCGTTCCCGAGCGGAATCCTCTGCACCACGTACCCCAACCTAGTAGCGGGGTCGGACAGTACGGGGGGAGGTGATGCCAACATGAGCAGCCAACCGTTTACTGGCGCTCCCACCCGCGACATCGGAGTCCCCGATCTGTCGTGGGGCTTAACCAGGTACCTGGGGGCAGGGTCTCCTATCAGACTGGTGGGAAACCGCTGCTGATCTCTTATCTGGCCACAGAGCGTGGTTACTTATGGCCGATTACGCATGCGTCATGATCCGAAGCTGCGCGGCGTGCTGTCCGCGCTGACGCTGCCGATCCTGCGTGCCACCTGGGCTGTTGACCCGCTCGGCGCCAAGGGCCAGGTTGTGCAGCGGGTCGCGGACGACCTGGGCCTGCCGATCCTCGGGAAGGATGACAAGCCGGCGGGGGCCCGGCGGCGGGGGGTGATCTGGCGGCGGCATCTGCGGGAGGCGCTGTTCTGCCTGATCTACGGGCACATGCCGTTTGAGCTGCGGTACGAGATTGTGGGCACCAGCCCGGGGGATTGTCACCTGGTCCACCTGGGCGGCCGGATGCCGTGGACGATTTCCACTATCGGGCTCAAGCCCGACTCGACGGTTGATCACATCATCCAGACCACGCAGCGGGAGCCTATCCCGGCTGACCGGCTGACCTGGTACTCCTACGGGCAGGAGGGCGCGAACTGGGCGGGCATCAGCGTGATGCGGCCTGCGTTCGGGGCGTGGCTGCTCAAGCATGAGACCTGGCGCGTCCACGCCACGTCGATCCGGCGCTTCGGCATGGGGGTGCCCACGGTCACTGCACCGCCTGGGTCTACCAACCAGCAAGTCCTTGATGCGCAGGCGATGGCGTCCTCGATGCGCGCCGGGGACCAGACCGGGGCGGGCCTGCCCAGCGGGTTCACGTTCACCCTCACCGGGCTGACCGGCAGCGTGCCGGACGCGCAGGCGTTCATCCAGTACCTTGACCAGCAGATGTCCGTCATGGCGCTGGCCGGGGTCTTGGACCTGGGGCAGACCGAAACCGGGTCCCGGGCGCTCGGGGAGTCGTTCCTCGACCTGTTCCTCCTCTCGCTCCAGGGCATCGCAGACGACCTTGCCACCACCGCCACCAGCGGGCAGGAGGGCAGTAAGGGCATCGTCACCGACCTGGTTGACCAGAACTGGGGACCCGATGAGCCGTGCCCGTCGCTGGTCTGCACCGACGTGGGCGAGTCCTACCAGATCACCGCCGAGGCGCTGGGCGAGCTGGCCCGGTACGGTGCGCTGACCCCGGATGAGGGCCTGGATGACTGGATCAGGCGGACGTGGCGGCTGCCGAAGCGGACCACGATCTGGCAGCCGTCCCACCTCGGGCTGCCCGCGCCGGGCCAGCCGGGTGGCGCGTTCCTGCCGCCCGGGGCGATCCCGGCGCCGTTCGTGCCGCAGGCAGATGACGACCTGTCCGACCTGGAGCCGGCGTGGGACCCGTCCGATGCCGCGCCGGCGCCGCCTCCGGGGTCTGCGCCCGGCCCGGAGGGCGTCCACCCGTCCGGGCCTCCTGCAGCTCCGGGCAGCGTGCCTGCGCCGCC